TTAGAGATTGATACGCTGAAATGGACAGCTGCAAGGAACCAGCCGTTCGGCATCAGAGACAAGAAGGAAGATCAACCAAGTAGCTCGGCGATCACGATTAGCTGGGCTGGAGGTGACGTTGCTGTTAGCGCGACTGAAGAGGAAGAGGAGGTTGTTGTTAGGCACTGAGACACGTATGACATTACATCCTGTGTGACCGAGCTACGTGCGCGAGGCGGCAAGATTGCAGAACACAAGCGGAACATCTTGGCTCAACATCGCAAAACATGAACAAAGCAGAACGTGTGCAGAACTAAACGTTACAAAGTGTTAACATAATAACTATTATGCGAATTAGGCAGTCATTTTTGGCAATCCAGCCGACCCCACCCTCCAAAATTTGCCGCGCGTCTGCTTACTACATAATATACCTAAACAATAGTGTCTGCCCCTCACACAGCCTGAGAAAGCCCATGAAAGAGGAAAACGTTGTACTGCTAGGTCACATTAACGAATTGCGTAGGCTAACTGTAGAGGCGTCTACAGCGACTGTGCAATACGAAAGCGCTGTATTATTGTTAGACATATACGAGCGAATGTTGCAGAATATCGGTATTATGGATTTTGGCAAAGAAGAGACTAGGCACTAATGCACATTGAAATACCTTACGAGCCGCGAGAGTTGCAGCGTAAGCTGCATAATCAGATGGCATTGAAAAGGTGGGGCGTTGTTGTGTGTCACCGAAGGTTTGGTAAGACTGTTTGGGCGATCAATCATATATTACGTGCTGCGTTAATGTGTGAGAAGAACAACCCTAGACTAGCGTATATGGCCCCTACATATAGGCAAGCTAAGAATGTAGCGTGGGATTATATAAAGGAGTATGCTGGTAAGATACCGGGTGTACGTTTCCATGAAACGGAATTGCGGTGTGATTTACCTACTGGTGCTAGGATTTCTTTGCTGGGTGCGGAGAACCCGGATAGTTTACGTGGAATATATTTAGATGGCTGCGTGATGGATGAAGTCGCGGATATGCCAGAGAATGTATTTCCAGAAGTATTACGTCCGGCGTTATCGGATCGCAAAGGGTTTTGTATTTTTCTAGGCACACCAAAAGGGCATAATGCTTTTTATGAAAAGTATGAAGAAGCTGTAGCGAATGATGATTGGTTAGCTGCGGTGTATCGTGCTAGCGAAACTGGTATATTGGATCAAGAAGAGCTTGACGCGGCGAAGGTTATGATGTCGCGTGATCAGTATGCACAAGAGTTTGAATGTAGTTGGAACGCAAATGTACCGGGTGCGGTATATGGTAAAGAGTTAGAAGAGGCGCAAGCGGATGGAAGGGTAACGAATGTACCCTACAACCCGGCAAGCAAGGTAAATACATTTTGGGATTTAGGAATAGGTGATAGCACAAGTATATGGTTTACGCAGAATGTAGGCCGCGCTGTTCACGTTATTGATTATTATGAAGCGCGTGGGGAAGGGTTGCCGCACTATTGTAAGGTACTTGCTTCTAAGAATTATCTATATGGTGAGCATAATGCGCCACATGATATAGAAGTCAGAGAATTAGGTACTGGTAAGAGTAGGCGAGAGATAGCTTGGGATCTTGGATTAAACTTCCGGGTGGTTCCTAAGTTACCGATAGAGGATGGTATTCACGCGGCGCAGATGCTGATACCGCGTTTATATTTTGATAGAGAGAAGTGTAAGTATGGCTTGGAATGTCTTAGGCAATATCACCGGGCGTATAACGAGCGCACTAGGAGTTTTAGGGCTACGCCTGTACATGATTACTCTAGTCACGCGGCAGATGCTTTTAGATATTTGGCGGTGGGTCTTAGAGAAGAAGGACGCGGTGTTACAGCGCCGCAAAGACAAGCGGTAATGGACTATGATCCATTCGCAGCATAGGAGATATTAAATGGCAGCAGTAGTTCCTGTAATATTAGGTGCAGTAGGTGGTGGCGCAGTAGGGTACGGTGTAGCTACAACGTTAGCTTTAGGTACGGTAGGTACGGCAGTTGCAACGGCTACTGGTGCGGTGGTGGGTGCGGCTTTAATGGCTCCAAGTCCTCCCCAGCCACAAGCTATGATTACGGATGATACTGTGCCTACTGTAGATACTATTGATACAGATGATACCGATATTAATACAGGTAGCCCGACAGGTGGCTCAGATACCACTATTAACGATGTGGTAGGTACACAAACAACCGTTTTAGAAACAGCCGATACGTCAGTTGCTGGCGAACAAAGCACAGGCGTAGGTGAAGATAGTGCAATAGATTTTTACGACAGAGGGCGGCAAGCTACAATACTTACAACATCACAAGGTTTATTAAGCAATGCAACTAGTGGTGTTGGTACGCTTCTTAAACCTACACCCGGATTAGCTGGTGCTGGGCTTATTTCATGATGGGTAAACGACCAAAAATATAGCTGGCGCTATGGGCAAACGATCTGCACAACCAGCAAAAAGAATGAAAAACGCTACAGTAGACCCTATTGAACGTTTAAATCAGCGTATGGCTGGTCGTACACAAGGCGGCGCTAAAAGTAAAAAGCGTAAAACATTAATGTCCGGGTATGGAGGAATGTACTAATGGCTGAAGTTTTACCTATGATAGCGCAACTTGATAGGCGTTTAAAGACGTTGCAAACGCAAAGATCGAATTGGGAAAGCCATTGGCAACAGTTAGCAGATTATATGTTGCCGCGAAAAGCAGACATTACCAAGAAAAGGATGGCTGGCGATAAACGCACAGAATTGTTGTTTGATGGTACTGCAATTCATGCTGTAGAACTATTATCTAGTAGCTTACATGGTATGCTTACTTCTCCTAGTACGCCGTGGTTTTCTATGCGTTATCGTAACCCAGAACTACAACAGGATGATGCGGCTAACGAATGGTTAGAAGTTTGCATAGATCAAATGTATCAGGCGTTTCATAGGTCTAACTTCCAACAAGAAATACATGAACTTTATTATGATTTAGTTGTATTTGGTACAGCTGCTTTCTATGTAGAAAGTGCGCCAGAAGGCTTACGGTTTTCTTCCCGGCATATTGCCGAGATTTGCATAAGTGAAGATGCAGAGGGTCGCGTAGATACGGTGTATCGTAAGTTTAAACTAACAGCGCGCAGCATTGCTATGCAGTTTGGTGAGGAAAACTTACCGCAAGAAATCAAAAAAAGTTTAGATAGTGAGCCGTACAAAGAACATTCTATTGTCCATGTGGTTCATCCGCGTAAGGATAGCAAAGGTAGAGCAAAGAAAAGCAAGCCTGTAGCGTCTATTTACTACACAGCTGATACACGACAGCTACTATCTGAAAGCGGTTTTGACGAATTTCCGTTTATGGTTCCGCGTTTTGTTAAAGATAGTGTTAGTACCTACGGACGTAGCCCAGCAATGAACGCGCTGCCAGATACTAAAATGCTAAACAAAATGGCAGAAACAACAATTAGGGCTGCACAAAAACAGATCGACCCTCCGCTAATGGTTCCCGATGATGGCTTTATGTTACCTGTTAGGACAACACCGGGAGCATTAAACTTTTACCGTACAGGTACAAGAGATAGACTAGAGCCGTTGCAGATAGGAGCAAACAACCCTCTAGGTTTAAATATGGAAGAGCAAAGACGTAACGCTATCAGGCAAGCTTTCTTTGTAGATCAGCTGCTAATGGCTAATGGACCGTCTATGACTGCTACCGAAGTCTTGCAAAGAAACGAAGAGAAAATGCGTCTACTTGGTCCAGTGTTAGGTAGGCTTCAAGCGGAGTTGCTCCAACCGTTAATCTCTAGATCCTTTGCATTGCTGCTCCGTAACGGTCTCCTCCCAGCCGCGCCGGAGCAGCTTCAAGGTCAGGATATAGATATTGAATATGTATCACCACTAGCTAAAGCGCAGAAAATGACAGATCTACAGTCAATGTTGCGTGGTTTTGAAGTGTTGTTGCAGATGCAGCAAGTAGCACCAGTAATGGATTATCTAGATGATGATAAGCTTGTACAGTATCTAGTTGAAACAACAGGTATTCCGGCGCGTGTCGTGCGTAGTAGAAGTGAAGTAGAGCAATTACGCAGACAAAGGGCAGAAGCGCAAGCAGCGCAAGCACAAGCGCAACAGGAAGCGTCTATAGCAGACCAAGCGCAGAAGCTAGCACCAGCGTTAAAAGTCGCGTCTGATGCAAGACAACGTGGACAAATATGAAGGAATTAGAAGAATTAAAACTCGCCTATCGCCGTACATTTAATACGGAGGATGGGGAGCAAGTGCTTAGTGATCTTAAAAAGCGTTTTGCTTTTGAGACAACCACTTTTGTTTCTGGCGATCCCCATCAATCAGCTTTCCAAGAAGGTCAACGAGCAGCAATACTATTGATCGTCAGTATGTTGGCTGAAGGAAAAAAACAAGGATAGGAAACTAAATGAGCGAAGAGATAACCCAAGATGCTGGACCTCAAGAAGTCGCTGAAGCAGTTGCAGCGGAGCCTGTAGTACAGGAACCAGTTGCACAACAAGAAGTTGCACAACCTGTAAGCGAAGGTAATTGGCTTGATACGTTAGATGAAACGTACCAGCAAGATCCTTTGATTAACAAGTTTACAAGTGCAAACGAACTAGCAAAGAGCCACATTAGCGCGCAAAGAATGATCGGCGCTGATAAGGTAGTAATACCCGGTCAATCTGCTACGCCAGATGAATGGCGCGCAGTTTATCAAAAACTAGGCGCACCACAAGAACCGGGTGGTTATGAGCTAGAGCAAACGGAAGTATTTGACGAAACGTCTTTCGATGCTTTTCGCAACAAAGCTTACGAGCTAGGCTTGTCAAACAAACAGGCGGCAGAGATTGCTGGCTTGTATCAAGAGCAAGTTAACAATGGTCGGCAAGTTTTAGAGCAACGCGCAGAGGAAGTGCGTTTTTCCGGGGAGCAAGAGTTACGACAACAGTTTGGCGATCATTTTGACCAGCGGTTAGAAATGGCAAGGTCAGCGTCACAGACTGTTATGAGTGAAGATGATTTAAAGATTTTTTCTGAAGTACAGCTAGCAGACGGTAGATTGTTAGGGGATCACCCGGCAATCGTTAGAGCGTTTACAAAAGTAGCTGAACTTCTAGGGGAAGATAATTTAGTCGGTGAAACGACTGAAATAGTTATGAGTTCGCAAGACGCAAGACAGCGATATAATGAAGTGGTCGCGCAAGGATCTCCCTATTGGGATAAATTCCATGCCGAACATCAAAACTATATTGATGAAGCTTTGCATTTGCGTACTTATTTTGCTGGATAACCGAAAGGCCCAGAACGTCAAGCTTGTGCGTCAAGCGGAGTAGCTAACCTAATTAGTAGCATTGGCCCTTATGGGATAACCGAAGCGCAGCAAACTTTAACTGAAACTGTAATAAGGAGAGGCTTATGTCTACTCAAATAACTACAGCTTTTGTTCAACAGTTCTCCGCGAACATCCAGATGCTATCACAGCAAAAGGGTTCGTTGCTGCGTAATGCAGTTGACAGTGAGAGTGTGAACGGTGAAAAAGCTTTTTTCGATCAAGTAGGTGCAGCGGCAGCTGTTCTACGAACCTCACGCCATGCAGACACGCCATTGGTGGAAACACCACATAGCAGACGTATGGTAACTATGGCTGATTATGAATATGCAGATTTGATTGACGATCAAGACAAAGTGCGCTTGCTTGCTGATCCAACATCTACTTATTCTCAAGCAGCGGCGGCAGCTATGGGAAGAGCGATGGATGATGTAATCATTACTGCGGCTCTTGGCACAGCAACTACTGGTAAGGATGGTAGCACTTCTACAACGCTTCCAGCTGGGCAAAAAGTTGCACATGGCAGCGCCGGGTTAACTATTGCAAAACTTCTAAGTGCTAAAGAAATCTTAGATAGCAACAGTGTTGACCCATCCATCACGCGGCATATTATTGTATCGCCAAAGCAAATTTCTGATCTGCTTAACAATACAACCGTAACGTCAAGTGATTTTAATACTGTAAAAGCATTGGCAACAGGTGATTTAAATTCATTTGTTGGCTTTAACTTTATCGTATCTAATCGTTTGAACACTGACACCAACAGTGACCGTCAGGTTATTGCTTTTGCCAGTGACGGTATCAAGCTAGCAATCGGTAAAGAACCGTCTGCTCGGATTGATGAACGTGCCGATAAGTCATACTCAACGCAAGTCTATTACTGTCAGTCCATCGGGGCAACTCGCATGGAAGAAGAAAAAGTAGTAGAAATTGCGTGTAACGAATAAGGAGATTGACAAATGGCTACTGTTTATTCAACCCAACGCACTAATTCACGCGCCACACCAGCCGTGATGAATAAAGCAAACGAAATGAGCGGCAGAATTAGAGTTGCTCATGGTACTTACGAGGCATCTTCTTTAGCGTCTGGTGACGTTATTGAAATGTTTATCATGCCTGATGGCGCTAGATTGCTAGAAGGATCACTTGCACACGATGCAATGGGTTCGTCTACAACCTTGTCTGTTGGCTATGCTGCACATACTAACGCAGCTGGCACAGCGGTAAGCGCGGCAGCGGCGGCTTATAAAGCAGCTGCGGCTTCTACATCAGCGCAAAAGGTAGACATCCTTGCTACACTAGCTCTAGGCTCCGGCACAGAGTTAGATGCTAACGAGGACGGTGTTCCTGTAACGGTAACAATGGGCGGTGCAGCTGGCACTGGTACTGTTGAACTTACCATCAAGTACGTTCTAGACTAATAGAGTGGGGCGCGTTTGCGCCCCCTCTTTTTTATTGGAGATAGAGAATGACAAGTACCGTTGATATTGCTAACTATGCGCTAAACAGTTTAGGTGCATCTAATATTACTGCGCTAGATGAAAACAGCAAACCAGCGCGCATTGTTAACCAGCGATACGAAGCGGTAAGGGATAGTGTGTTTAGATCGCATCCGTGGAATTGTTTAATTCGTAGGGCAGAGCTAGCACAAGAAAGCACAGCGCCTACATATGGCTACGGTAAACAGTATGCGTTACCTACAGACCCATTTTGTTTGCGCGTTTTAGAGTTTAGCAACGGCACATTAACGTTTCCGTTTGATAATATAAGAAGCAATAGCGATACTCCGGCGTTTATTATTGAGGGTCGTAAGCTATTAACGGACGAAGGTACTGCAAAAATTAAGTATGTTGCTCGGATTACAGACCCACAACAGTACGATGCCGGGCTAATTGAAACGTTAGCGGCTAGATTAGCGTATGAAATATCGTATGCAATTACAGGATCTACTACTGTACGGCAGCTATCGGCAGCTGATTACGATAGAAAACTTAAAGAAAGTACGTTTCAAGACGCAACTGAAGGTGCGCCAGAGCGTATTGAAGCTAATGATTTTGTCGAGGCGCGTTTCTAATGGCAAGATCTGCGCCTTCACTCAGCACATTTACAGCTGGTGAAATATCGCCACGCTTAGAGGGGCGTATTACGCTAGAGAAATACAAGGCTGGTTTGTCAGATCTAACTAATATGGTAGTGCAACCACACGGCGGCGTTACACGTAGACCGGGTACGCAGTATCTTGGTACTGTAAAAGATAGCAGTGTAAAAACTAGGCTAATACCATTTCAGTTTAAAACAACAGATACATACATACTTGTCTTTGGGGATCAAGTTATGCGTGTGTATCGCAACGGTTCTCAAGTTTTAAAAGGATCGGCACAAAACATTACAGCTGTAACAAAAGCAAACCCCGGCGTAGTAACAATATCTTCTCATGGCTATAGCAATGGTGATGAAATATTTTTAGATAATGTTGTTGGCATGACAGAACTAAATGGTCGTAACTATAAGGTAGCTAACGTCACAACAAATACATTTACGTTGCAAGATCTATTCGGCAACAACATAAACACAACAAACTTTACAACATACGCATCCGCTGGCGCAGTAGATGAAATATTTGAAGTAGCAACGCCATACGCAGCCGCTGATATATTTAATTTACGTTTCGCGCAAAGCGCAGATATTATGTATTTTGTACATCCAAGTTACGCAATTCGTACTTTATCACGTACAAATCACAACGCTTGGACATTTGCCACAGCAACAATAAGCGGATCTCCTAATCCATCATTGTCAGGTACTGATAATTACCCTAGTGTTGTTACGTTTTTTGAGCAAAGACTTGTTTTT